TTCTAATAGAGTCCATATTAGTAATAGCTTTTCTAAATATGTCTGCATTTACATGATCATTTTGAATGTGATCTTTTAAATCTTTAATAAAATTGCCTTCAAAATTAATATTTGGATTTGATCGTACATAGTCTTCGACTTTAATTATTTCATGTTTAAATCTGTCGTCAAGAATGTTCATTCTATAGAAATTTTGATTAACATAGTTATATAAGAATCTAACATTATATTGAGAAAAATATTTTATAAAGTCTACCATGTTTACAACACTAAAGGCATTAAGTGTCATTCTTACACCAATGTGATCTGCATTATTGCAATGTATCTTAAAATTCTCTTCAAATTTTTCCCACTTCATTCCGTATCTAATATATTCTGCACGTTCTTCTAAGTTTTCAAGACTGACAATAACTGTAACATGTATCCTTTTCCTATCTTTATGTCTGTTTATAACTTCATAAAATTTTAGAATTTTTCCTGTATGGCCGGCACTATTTGTCGAAATAACAATACTTGCATAATTATTTTCATTCTTAGCTAAAAATGTTTCTGCTAACATTAACAAATCTTGATCAAAATTTTCAACAATAAACGGTTCGCCTCCTGTGACGCTTAATACTATTTTATTGATGTCAGGCGAAGAATTTTTAATGAAATCATTTATATGGGTTAATGTTATACTGGTATCGATAGTTACGTTTGTATCGACGATGTCGCCTGTTTCTCCATGCACCCAGGATTTATACTTCATTATATTTGAACTTAAATTCGGAGCACAATAAAAACAGGCTAAATTACAAAGACTTGATATTTGTAAATTAATACTCAATTGTTTGTCGAGATTCAGTGCATCATTGCTAATTTGTCGAAAACTGGTTAAATTTTGATCTTCCATTTCCCAACAATCCTGACAGGCAGGAGTTTTTATACCATTTTTTAAATCTTGCCGGGCTTTAACTGTGCTAGAATTTAAATCAAAATAATTATGCCCTAAACTTTTTAATTCATCTGCATTTAATTGTATTGGCTTGAATTTACAGCAGTGAATAAGCTGGCCGCTGAGTAAATTTATATCATAAAAATGATCTAAGCTTTTACATTTAATAGGTATTGTTGTCATTTGAATTGTTCGCTAAAGGCATCATATTTAGTGCCGCAAGTCTTGGCACATACTGCTAGCTTTCCTTCAGCGCAACTTGGCTTATTCCAACTATTAGGAATTATATCTTGTATATAACGACCGTCAACAACGTCTTTAATTCCATATTTTTTAAGATTAAGTGAATCCAATCCAGCTTCATTAATAGCGTTCCAAATTTGGCCGCCTTGTTCTTTCCAATACCAAACATACATCTGTCCAGCCGTCCAGCAACATGGTTGCAGGTATCCTTCAGCAGTAACATAAATGCTTTTCTCTTCTGCTACTTTGCACTTGATAGGAACAGTATCCCAGTACTTTTCCATTGGCTTTTTCGTTTCTGGATCTGTGGTGAACTTTTGAGCACCTGGGCGACCTTTTAAAGCCTCTACTGTAGTTATAAACTCATAGGGATCGGCTTTTTTGCCTTTTGCAATGTTTTCTAAGTTTTTAATGGCTGCATTATGATATTTAGGATCTGTTGGCATTGCCAACAATGTAGTTGTGCTACCTTTACGATTTCCTGCTTGATGTTCTTGTTTAACTTCTCCGCGAGTATTACTAAAGAAGCGATTACTCTTTTTAATGTTAAACTTCTCAAAACCCATTTTATTTGCCAATTCCTGTGCTTCTTCTACTTGATGTTCATTGTGTGCAAATACAATATAATCCCATCTTGCTTTACCGCCGGCGTCAATGAATGCCTGCGCATTTTCCATTATCTTTTTCCATACAGTGCCTTGGCGATACAAGTGATTAGTGTCTTCTAAGCCGTCTATTCCAAATATAACGTAACCACGTTTTCCTATTACTTGTGCAAGTTCTGCCCACCATTCAGGTCTTTTCATTGACCCATTTGTGTGCATACTTAGATTAATTTTTTCATTGTGTTCTCTAAAATACGCAAATGCTTCTAGTGTGTCGCTGGCCACTGCTGGATCACCGTAGTTACCGCACATATACAATCGTTTTAATTGTTTTACAAAATCTACGGGAAATATCTTCTCAATGTCAGCTATGCTAAGTTCAGCACCATGTAGTAATGGACTAACTTCTCCGCCGTTTAAATTCCTTGCACACATAGGACAAGAGGCGTTACACGCCTCTGTCATTTCTAAATGCACAGTGGTAATATCACTGTAATTGTACATTATTTTACTCCGTAAAGAGCATACCTTTTGTATTTAGGAAAAGTAATTTCTCCGCGGTAGTAAGTTGTTGTCACAGGATACTTCCTTAAAAAGTCCGGCAATGTTTCGGAATAATTAGTATGTTCCTCAATAGGGTCGCTGTTGTTTTCAATGAATACAGTGGTTCCAGGTTTTAGTTTATTAAACCATTCTGTATCCATATGTTCACTACTAGTATTAATAACCAAGTCTGCATCAAGCACTTTGTCATAAAATGTTATGTTGTTGTCAATATCAAAGCATTCATTGATTTGTTTATTTTCTACATAAGCTTCGGGATTGATAATAGCAATGAGTTCATTGATATCAGAATCAGGATCAATGCTGTACAATTTATTATAATTGATATCTTTAAGGTACAAGCTGTGATGTGTTAACCAACCGCCAATTAACAATACGTTATTAAAATTCAAATTGAATTTGGATAAAATCTCTGCCATCCAAATCTTACTAAGTACTTGGCTTTTAGAAAAGATAATAGGCAGTGCATCTTCATATCCTTCATCAACTATTAAAAATAGTTTATGTATAAATTCATCCTCAGGCCAAATAGAATGTAGTGTTCCAATGATATCTCTTGTAGTGATTTCATCTTTAGAACAAACATTTGTGTAGAAATTTAAACGATCTTCTCTAAACGCTACAGGATACTTGCTGTAGTCATCTGAAATCAAATTCTTAAGAGACCATGGCTTTGATTGCTGGTCTGCGTATTTCAAGTTAATGATATTTCTAATAAACTGTTTTTTTCTTACGTCTTGAATAAAGTGAAAATACTTTTCTATTCCAAAGAGCCACGTGATTTTATCTGTTTCCATCTAATCCTACCCACTTATAAAATTGTTCTTGCAACCAATCAAAGTTATTTACTATAGTAAAATCTGCGTCCTTTGATCTTGCATACTGTTCGCCTTGTCTTGCACCATGTACAGCGAAATAACCATATTGTGCTTCAAGGCCGGCATTAAGCCACATATTAAGTCTGTCGCGACTTTCTTGATCATTGTTATTTTTGTTAATACCAGTGCTTAGTTTAACTGCTTCTCTAAATGCTGTTCGCCATGTACTATAAGGCGTATAATTAAATCTATGTTCACTGGCCAGTATATTTGTTTTGATATAGCCATCTGCTAAACTAGTAGTCATGTCCGGCTTATCTAATCTTTCTGCGCTAAAGCAATCTTTACTAAACAATTTGATACCACCATGCCCATATACTAGTCCATTAATAGGATTCTTTGCTCTAAATACTGCTACAAATTTAGGCTTGAGTTCTATTTGTTTGTCAAAAGTAAATCCGTCTACAATCCAGCAGTCAGCATCTACTACATAAAATCTATCACTGTTACATAAACTAGCAATATGTTTATGGCTTTCAAATATTGTACCTGTGCTGGCAACTGCTTCTGCCCATGGAGCAACTTGTAATAATCTCTCCCAATTCTCATTGAGATTGTCTTCATCAGTGTATAAAAAATATACAGGTATATTCATATTAGTACTTGGGCAATGTAAATCCGTATAGAGGTAACGCACTTTGATTTAATAGCGCAGGCCAGCCTAAACCTTTGTTAGGACTAATGTGTACATGTTTAAACCAAATACTTTGTTCAGCATCCAATTCTGCCAATGGTAAGCCTAGATTGTCACGCAAATCAGTTAACAACTTATGACTATGACTTTCTAGATATTCTCCATGGGCTAAAATTTGCGATTGCTCTTCCCAAAAATTATGAAACCAATCATAGTCAGCAATAACTGTATGATCAAAGTTTTCTACGTACAATTTGTATGCGGCTAGCCTAGCACCATACATTACCCATGCACCGTTTTCAATGTCACGGCCAATAGTCATCCAAATTAGCCAACGAGCATAGTTGGCAGGATACATTTTATGTTTGAAATCTGGAATAGGAACTTTGTTGCCTTGATCCAAGCCCATTTTAATGCCTTCTCGAAAGCCTGCTCTAAATGCTTGCTTGGGGCTAGAGTTATTGTGAACAACACCATATGTGTTATTCATTTGTTTATAGTTTTCAGGATCCCAACAAAAGTCTACATTGTTTGTGCCGTCTTCTGGATCTGCGGCTTCATGACTTTTCATATTCATGACATGTTTAGTATACCACAGCTTAACACCGCCATTGCCATAGACTAGGCCATTTACAACATTACGACTGCTCCAGCTTAGTGTAGCTTCTGCAATGTCAGGAGTGAGCTCTACACTTTTTGTCCATATGCTTCTATCTACTTTACAGTCTGCATCTACTGTAAAGAATCTAGGGCTGGCTGCAATTCTACCAGCTTCTTTGTGCGCGGCATCAAAGCCTTTTACGCCATGCACTCTATATACTTTTTCTGCGTTAGGATGATGATCTAACAAGTACTGAAAGTTTTCATCTGCATTAGGTTCGTCATAGCTTAAAAAAACAACAGGAATATCTTTTAATTTTATTAAGGGGTTCTGTTGCGGCTCTTTTTTAATAGCCTTTATAATTTTATTGTCCAGTGAATTTAGTAAACTCATTTTTCATCCATTCTAAATCATTAATAACTCTTAGAGCATTAGGATCATCTGCATGTTCTAATCCATAGTCTCTGCCTAACTTAGCACCAGCAATAGCATACTGACCAAATGGTCTTTTTGCACCTTTTGTAGTCCAAATCTTAAGCCGCTGATTACTTTCTTTTACTACTTTATCAATCGCATCATCATCATAGTTTAATTTATGACGCAATTCTTCATTAGTCAAGTTAGTGGCCAACTTAACACATTCACGAAAGGCACTGCGCCATGTACTAAACTCATCATAGTTAAACTTAGTAACATTACTAACTTGATCAAAAACTTTAATGCTTAAACCAAATCCTGTAGTAAAGTCAACTGTATCTGGATTCTTTGTTAATAAGGATTGCTTAGGTAACAGTTTAACACCTCCATGTCCATATGTCAAGTCATTAATTGGATTGATACTGTTCCATAAACATAGGCATTCGCTTTCAGGTATTCCCCACCATGTGTTGTATTTGCTGGGAGTAAAGAAGAATTCAAAGTCTTGCACTATAACAGCATCGCTGTCAACTACATAGAAATTATTGGTTAAGCTTCGACGAGCACATTCTTGATGTGCTGCCGTAAAGCCTTTTATTCCATTGACACGCCGAGCATGTGGAACTTTCTCCAAGAGAAGTTCATAATTTTCGTCGGCATAGGGTTCGTTGTAACTAAGAAAGAATACGTCTAGCATTATACGAGTATTTAATATTTTTACTCATGATAATACAGGCACATTGTATTTCTTATAAAAGTCTTTGGCATCTTTTAAGTTATTAACCATTGGCATGCCTTTGATGTTTAAGCTAGTATTCAACAACATTGGACAGCCAGTTTCTGCATACCAATTTTCCAATAACTTGCGGAAGCCGGGGCTATCATTTTTACCCACTGTTTGTACACGACTGGTTCCATCTTTGTGTATAATGGCAGGGAATTCATCTGGCTTTGTACAACGAGCAACAAACTGCATATAAGGACTAGTGTCAATATTTTTAGGCATATCAAAATAGTCGTGTACGTGTTCTTCTAATATTGCTGGTGCAAATGGTCTAAACTTTTGTCTGCGCTTAATTGCATTGACTGTGTCTTTGATTTCTGGTCCACGTGGGTCGGCTAATAAACTTCGGTGGCCAAGAGCTCTTGGGCCGAACTCTGCTCTACCACTGGCCACGCCAACAATCTTATTTGTTTTAAGTATGTCAATGGTTTGTTCAACAGGATATTTCCTTCCCATATTAGTGCCAAGGTATGCTCCTGGCCACGTAACTTGCTCACCAAAGTAAGCGGCAACTGCGCCCACACTACTACCAGCATCTCCTGGGTTTGGCATAATCCAAACGTTTTCCCAGTCTCCTGTGATCTCACTATTAGCAACACAATTAAGAGCACACCCACCCATTAGTATAAGATTATTACTAGGCAATTGTTCATTGGCCCACATGCTTAACTGTTGCAATAGTTCTGTGTATATTTGTTGTGTAGCGGCAGCGATGTCATATGTATCTTGTAGACTAACTAAATCTAAACGCCAGTCGGGACATCCTCTATGCAAGTTACGTTTGAATTTAATTTCTGGGGCACGAATAGTTTTAAAGAAATCATTGTATATGTCTTGCTTGTATTTGTTTGGGTCACCATAAGCAGCCATGCCCATTAAAATATATTCTTCTTCGTTGGGCTTTAGTCCACAACGCTGTGTCATGGCACTGAACCAAATACCAATACTGTTAGGATAACTTTGACTATAAACTTTCTTTAAGTCGTTGCCTTCGCCCTGCCATATTGTTAGACATTCAAACTCACCGATACTGTCAATGACAATAACTGTAGCATCTTTGTATCCGCTGGTATAATAACCTGCTGCCGCATGACTTTCATGATGCTTGCCAAATACAACAGGCTTGTCTAAATTGTACTTAGATAGATATTGTTTAATATTGTTTTCTTTAACACGAAGTCCTTGTCCAGCATATAATTGACGAACAGTTTTAAGCCAT